ATTTAGAACAGAAACAGAAATGAGAATGTCTGTGCTTCAAGATATGAAGTATCCAACAAAGGCTGCAAAGTATTGGCAATGTGTTAGAGAACAAAACGTATTTTTAGAAAACTTAATGACTTTATCATTTGAATGTAGAAGACAAGAAGCAAAAGTTAAATGGTTAGAAAAAAAGATTGAAACAGAACAAGACGACTATAAACTAACTAAATATCAAATAGATTTAGATGAGGCAAGATATGGTTTAGCGAATATGCAACTTGTTGCTAAAGATCGTATGAGAGAAATTAAATTATGGTCTACATTAAAAAAAGAATTTGATGATGGCACGTTTGATACTAAAGACGTAAACAGACATCAATTAGATTCTTATCATCAGATCATGAGAAACAAAGCAGAGACATTAACTCAAGGCTCAAGTCAACCAGAAGTGTTTAATGTTTTAGGTCAATTGAATACTATAGAAAGGGTTAAAAAATCAGGAGAAATGATTTACAACAAGAAAGAACAAATAACACATGACCTCGGAGCCAAAGAAAAATAAAAAATTATTTTTTCTAGTCGCACTACCAAGATCCGGTAATACTTTATTTGCAAGTATTATGAATCAAAATCCAGAAATAGCAGCGACACCTAATTCTATTACATTAGAAATAATGAAAGATTTATTTCTTCTTAAAAATACTGATGTGTTTTTAAATTATCCTGATCATAAGTCATTGGATAATGTACTAGATGTTGTGTATGATATTTACTACAAAGACTGGCCTCAAAGAATAATTATAGATAGGGGTCCTGTTACGACACCAGATAATTTTAAGTTGGTGCAAAAACATTATAAACAACCTTTTAAATGTATTGTATTACTTAGAGATTTAATGGATGTACTAGCTAGTTATATAAAGTGGTACACAAAAAACCCTGATTCTTTTGTTAATAGATTTGGTTTAAAAAATGATGATGAAAAATTAAGTTTGATTATGAATAACAAAGGTGCTGTTGCAAAAGATTTAGAGGCTATAAAAAATTCATATAACTATCCAGACATATGTCATTTTGTAAAATATGACGATATGGTTGCACAACCAGAACAAGAGTTTAGAAAAATATATCAGTTTTTAGATGAACCTTATTTCAACCATAGATTTGATAATGTAGATCAAGTATCTGTTAATGGTCTATCTTATGACGATAAAATAGTTGGTAGTAACATGCATAAACTATTTGATGGACCTGTAAGAAAAGTGTATAATCCTTACATAGAAAAAATTCCAGAAAGGATAAAAGAAAAATATGGACATATCAAATTTTAATTTTATATTTTTAGGTCAATCAGTTTTAAAATATCAAGTTCCTTTTGATATATATAATACTATTAATCTTATTTATGAAACAAAATATCCTGAATTAAAACCTGCTAACAAACAATTGGTTGGTAAAATAGAAAAAGAACATAGTTTATTTTACAACGGTGAAGATAACGATAAGATGACTAAACATAGTCATATACCACAAGACATATTAAAATGGTTTAATAAAATGTTTCATCATTATTTAGATTGGAATAAAGTAAAAGGTTATTCAACTCGTCTTAATTCTGTATGGGTTAATACTATGTTTGAACATGAATATAATCCAGTGCACGTGCATCAAGGATCATTGTTCACAGGGTTGTCTAGTGTAATGATTTTAAAATTACCACAAAGTTTTGGTGTAGAATATTCAGCACCACATCAACCACAAAATGGTAAACTACAAATATTAGGATCATCTAGTGGTCAGTTTTCAAATGTAGACTATCAACCACAAATTAAAGAAAGAGACTTTTTTATTTTTCCATATGACATGAGACACGCAGTTTATCCATTTAATGGTCCAGGATATAGACGAACATTAGCTGCTAATATGGATGTAGAGTACAATCCAATATTAAATAGAGGAGCACAATAATGTATGAGAATAAAATAATTACAGAACCAAAATGGAAAAGTTGGATTATACAAACAACTACACCATTGTTTACACCAGATCAATGTAGACAGATTATAGAATGTGGTAGACGTCAACCTCCACAAACTGCACAAGTAGGTATGAATAGACCTAAAGGGGGTGTGGATACTAAAAAAAGAATTACAACAATTAGTTGGATACCATTTCAAGAAATGGGACACATGTATCAAGACCTCAACAACTTTATACAAAAAGCAAATGAAAATCATTTTGGATTTGGAGACATACGAGTCACGGAAAATGCACAGTTTACAGAATATCCAGAGGGTGGGTTTTATGATTGGCATATGGATTGTGATGTGAACATGCAACACGAACCACCTGTGCGAAAAATATCAATGACATTACTATTGAATGATCCATCAGAGTTTGAAGGTGGAGACTTAGAACTAATGGCACCAGGTAAGTTTGCGGAACTAAAACAAGGTCATGCAATAATATTTGCATCTTTTTTAAACCATAGAGTTAATCCTGTAAAACGTGGAGTTAGACAATCTCTTGTTGTTTGGTTTGGAGGTAAACCATTTAGATGATTAAAGAACAATTTTTTCCAACAAATATATATGGCAAGGATGTTAAATTAGATAATCAATTATTTACTAATGAAATAGTTGAGTGGTCTAAACGAGATCCTGGTGTAAAGAAAACAAATCGTAATGGTTGGCACTCTACAACTGAAATGCATAAAATGCCTGTGTTTAAACCCTTGGTAAATGAATTATTTTTAATGATGCAAGACATATGGAAAGAAGAATGGTTAGATAGAGAACCTATGTTAGGTAACATGTGGGCTAATATAAATCCACCTGGTGGATACAACGCTCCACATATACATCCCAATAGTTTATTTAGTGGTGTATATTATATAAAAGCTCCAAAAAACTCTGGTAATTTAGTTTGCAATGAACCAAGAGCAGGAGCACAATTAAATATGCCTGTGAGAAAACCTGGAAAACCACCAAAAGAACTATGGAGAGAAGTTCACTTAGAACCAAAAGAAGGTAGAATAATTATTTTTCCATTTTATCTTTGGCATAATGTTGAACCTAATATGTCTGATGATATAAGAATATCAGTAAGTTTTAATTTTATACAACATGGTTTTTAATAAATATCAAATAATTAAAAGTGCTCTTAACTACGAGTTAGCTAATTTTATATTTAACTATTTTCTCTTAAAAAGAGATGCTGTTGATTGGATGTATCAAAATAATGTAACCTATGACAATGGTATGTTAGGCACATGGAAAGACCCTCAGATTCCAAACACTTATTCTCATTATGCTGATCCAGTGATGGAGACTTTGTTAGTGAAAGTATTACCAGTAATGCAACAAGAAACAGGCTTAAATTTAATTCCAACTTATTCATATGCTAGACTATATAAGAAGGGAGATGAATTAAAAAGACACAAAGATAGACCTAGTTGTGAAATATCAACCACAATTAACCTTGGTGGAGATCCATGGCCTATATTTATCGACGGCACAGGGGCTGACAGCGTCATAGATGAATATAAAAATATACATAAACCCAATGCACCCAAAGGCACAAAAGTCTTGCTTGAAGTAGGCGATATGCTAGTGTATACTGGCTGTGATCTTGAACATTGGCGAGAGCCTTTTGACGGGAACATTTGTGGTCAAGTATTCTTACATTACAACCATGTAGATGGCCCATTTGCTGAAAATAATAAGTTTGACAGAAGACCTATGTTAGGACTTCCTGCGTTAACAAAAAAGTTATGATGAGGTTATATGCTACAAAAAATAGGCTTTCAGCCAGGAATCAATAAACAAATCACACCAACAGGAGCTGAGGGACAGTGGATTGATTGTGATAATGTTAGATTTAGATATGGTACACCTGAAAAAATAGGTGGTTGGAAACAATTAGGTGAAAG